GGCCAGGCGCTTTGTATGTCGTCGGGGCCCGTCCGTCAGTCGGTAAGTCCGTTGTGGCGCTGAACCTCGCCCAGTGCCTCACTGAGCATGGTTCGGTGGCGTTCTCGTCGCTGGAAATGTCCAACAATGACGTGCAGATCAGGGCGGTGTCATCGGACCTGCATTTGGATGTTGGGCGGCTGATCGAACGTAACCTCACGCCGGGCGACTGGACCAAGATCAGGGACCGCCGCGCACAGTGGGAACACGTACCCCTTTTCGTGGATGACAGGTCAGGCGTGACCATCACCGACATCAAACGGTTCACCCGATCCGTGAACCGCCGTAAGCCCCTCGCCGGCCTCATCGTGGACTACCTGCAGCTCATGGCCCAACCGCACGGCGACAAACGACCACGCCACGAGTTCGTCGCGGACATGTCGAGGCAGCTCAAGATCCTCGCAATGGACATGCAGATCCCCGTCATCGCTTTGTCACAGCTGAATCGGGCCTCAGAGTCCAGACAGGACAAGATGCCGATGCTGTCCGACCTCCGAGAATCAGGCGCCGTCGAACAGGACGCCGACGTCGTGATCCTCCTGCACCGGGAAATCATGGGTGACCAGCGCAACGACATGTCGATGCTGGTGGCGAAGAACCGTCATGGCGCAACGGGCCTAGCGCAACTCACCTTCTGGGGGCACTACTCGAAGTGCATGGACGTCGGTCAAACGCCACGTCAGCCCAAACCATCCGAAGCCCCGGCACTCGTCGGGGCTTCTTCCATCCCAGGGAAAGGCTTCTGATGACGGTCACGACCGCTGATGAGTTCCGCACGATCCCCGGCTTTCGTAAATACGAGGTGAGCCGTGACGGGGAGGTCCGTAACGCACGCACGGGGAAGCTGTTGCGGGAGTCGCTGGACCAGTCCACCGGCTCGTATAAGTACACGCTCGACAAGGACGGCGGCGGACACACCAGCCGCAACTACCGCGGCCTAGTGGAAGCCGCGTGGGGTGACGCATGACCCGCGAATCGGACCAGGAGCGCCGGACAGCACGCCGGTTAGCGGATACCACCCGACGAGCCCAGCAACGCCTAGACCGTGAACAACCCCGCACAGACGTTACAGGCGGGGCAGGAGCGCCTCATGGGGCCGATGTGGCACCCGTGGACGCACCCACAAAACAAACCCCTTAAAAGCCAAGACAAGGACGCAAGTGAACAACCCCCGTAACCCGTACACGCCCGGCCAGCCACTCCCGACCGAGCTTTACGCAGTCGGTAGGCCGGTGACGTTCTTCCACGCCAACTACATCGAAGCCGGCACAGTCACCAAAACCACCCTCATTGACGGCGCCACCCGCTACGACATCCGAGTCATCAGCGGCGGCACCTTCCGCAACACCACCATCACCACCCTCATGAACCCCCAACCCAACACCTTCGTCTACGCGCCCTGAGACGCGCTACAGAAGGGGCTGTAGGGGCCAGTGGGGCGGACGTGACACAAGTACCCGCGCCCAAAAAACTGCGCGCTTAGCACGCGCTTTCCAAGGAGAACCAATGAAGCCAAAGAGTGACGCCTGTCGAGCCGACGAACACGAAGAATGCGACCGTCTTGCGTGGATTAGCGGCGATGAAGACGCCGTCTACTGCGAATGCGACTGCGGTTGCGATGGTATCGGCCAAGAGGCGCTGGTATGAAAACCCTGATCTTCACCATCGAAGCCCCATGCGCGTTCCTGAACGTCAACGAACGCCCACACTTCCACCTCAAAGCCAAACTGACGAAGGCATGGCGGCAAGCAACCGAGGCTGAGGCCAAACGCTTCGCCGCCATGAACCTCCGGATACCCGTCCGGATCGTCGCGCACATCCACAAACCAGGCAACCGACGCTGGGACCCCAACAACCTCTCAGCCACCACCAAAGCCTGCGTCGACGGCATGGTAGACGCCGGCCTCATCCCCGACGACTCCTGGAAAGAAGTCATCGGACCAGACCACCGCCGCGGCAATAGTGCACCCAACGCCATCACATTCACCATCACGGAGGAAACGTGAAGAAGGCCCGGATCATAAACATCAATTACGTCGAGTGCTCAAGGCGCCTCATATGGGCCAACATCCAGCATGAGAAGCCGTGGATCGTGCTCGGCCCCGAAACCGCATCGTTCGCCACCCACGCCGAAGCCATCACCTACGCCGACAGACTCGTGAGGGAACCCAAATGAAGCCGCTGCACTACCGCTACACCATCGACGTAAACGAACTGGACTACGCCCGGCTCATGCAACTGGTCATGAAGTTCGGCACGGGAACCGGCGAAGGTGGCAGCACCCCGACCACACTCCGCATTGCACTGGCAGACGCCCAAATCCGAACAGCGGCGCCCGAGGAACAGGAGCCCAAGTGACCGTGTACGTCATCCGGTACAAGGGTCGCGTCTTCCACCAAACCAGCCACCGCGACGACCACCACCAAATGCTCAACCGACTCCAACAACACGGCCACAACCTCAACGAACCCGGATGGGAGATAAGCGATGAAGCGTAAACCAGGCGGACACCCAGCCAAACAAGACGAGGCAACCGCCAAACTCTTCCGCACCATGCGCAACACCGTCGAACTCGTCCAAGAACTCGACGGCAAACTCACCCCGAAACCATGCTCCAACTCAAAGCCGCAGCCTTGGGGACTATGTGGGTCTACTCGGAGCTAGCGAACCTGCCCGCACCAGACGCCATCATCGGAGGGAAACAATGAACGGCCACAAAGAAGAGCACGGCCTGTACGCATCGACGCTCTACAGCGCCACTTGCATTTGCGGGCAAATTGAGCGCAGCACCATCCGCTACGCCGCGGAAGAGCTATACCTGCGGGACCATATCAAGGCCGCGACCGAATCGGCGGAGGGAGCATGAGCCAGGAATGCACGACGGACGATTGTCGGAACTTCACCTCTGAATACCTTTGCTCGCAGTGCGTGTCGGACTTGCAAAGCTGGATCGCACGCATCCCGATATTGTTGGTTGAACTCCGCGTAACCATCGCCCGGCAAGACCATGTCAGACCCGCAGGCGGCGGAGGCGGCGGATCCAAACCAGGATCCGCCGCACCAATCAACTTTGACGCATGGCAGATCTCGGAGAATCTGAAGACGGTTGGGAAGTCAGCCAAGGAATACGCGCACGCCGAAGACGCAGCAGGAATGGCATGGCTCATCCAAGACTGGGTGAAGAAGGCCGAGCTGCTGATCCTCGGGCCCGAACCTGAACCGGTCAACACCAGCCACGCACGCGAACGCCTCAAAGCCGAAGTGCCGAAAGAACCCATGCCAACCCGCGACCTCAAGAAGTGGCTGCAAATCACGCACGGCATCCAAATCACAGGCGAACAACTCCGCCAATGGGTCCACCGCAAGAAACTCCAACGCGCCAACGAAGAAGGCCGACCAACCTACTACCCCGCCGTCGTCCTCGCCATCGCAAAACACCAAGACACGCAGAAGGTAAACAATTGACCCGCATTAAACAAGTGCTGTAAAGTGTGACACGTGGGCGTTCTTACCGACCCCAACACCCAGCCGCTACCTGTGATCAGGGGCGGTATTTTTGTGCCCCGATTACGGGCACGGGCTGAATGGATTAGCGACCGACCCCCCATAAGGTTCGCTCCGTGCTTCGATGCCGGCAGCCCACTGAGCGCGACCGGCCGCCGGGCAACAACTGAAACCGCGGCGTAACGCCTGGGCCGCTCAACCCTTCCCACACAAGCGGAGGTACGACATGGATGGCATGACCTGCGATAGGCACCCATCAGCTAGAGCACAAGCCCGCGTGCTGCTGCCCAGCCTCGGCGAACTGTTTTTCTGCGGCCACTGCGTAAGGACGCTGCACTTCGGCCCAGACTTCTACATCGAATACGAGGCGGTCAGCGTATGAGGCTATACGACGCAATCGCCGAACTCATCCAAGCCCACGCCGCAAGGGTACGCACCGAGACTCTAGACCAGGAGC